ATGCAGCCGTCATCGTTTATGAGGGCGCTACCGTTCATTTTGACGATAGTGATTTTGACGCAATGTTAATTGCAAACTAAAAAGGGAACATAGTTATGTCTATACATCAAATTGCCATTGAGAAAGCCATCAGGATGCTTTCAGCAAGTGGCGCTACCTATCACATCAAGACAGCCGACAAAGAGTGGGGCGCACCCATACAAGCCGTCAAACTCAAGCGTAATGCGCGATACGGCTACGGCGCGTTGACTAACCACTTTGCACCTTTCCTCAAGGACATAAAAGTGGGTGACGTTGCGCTAATCCCATTTGGGGAATTCGACAAGGAGTCTATTCGAGGCGCACTGTGCGGCCACCTTAGCCATCATTGGGGCAATGGCTCTTACATGATTCACAGGGCAACCGACAACATTGAAGTATTGAGGTTAGCATGAGCGTACACATCAAACTGATGCAAGCCAGAATAGACTTGCAAAGCGCACCTCTTAAAAAAAGTGGCACTAATAAATTTGCTGGCTACTCGTATTTTGAACTGCAAGACTTTTTGCCAGAGATTCAAAACATTTTCTTTCGCATAGGACTGAGTGGCTACATATCTTTTGGCAAAGAGTTGGCCACTTTAACTATCACAGATGTGCATGACCAGACTGAAATTGCAATCACCAGCCCGATGGAGCCAGCAAACTTAAAAGGTATGCATCCGGTGCAAAATTTGGGCGCAGTGATTAGTTATATTCGCCGTTACCTCTGGATGGTAGCCTTGGAAGTTGTGGAGCATGACGTATTGGACGCAGGCAAGCCGCTAGAAGCCAAGAAAGACCCAATCATCACACCCAACCAAGGCGCACGCGAGTTAGTCACAGATGACGAAATGGCTGAACTGGTAGAACTGGCCGATATGTTGAAAGAAGCGGTCACAGAAGACCCAGCTAAGGCTAGACAGATTGTCATTAGCGCTAACTTAGAAGAAGCTCAGAAACTCGCACTGTGGACGCTGCTGGACTCTAAGACCCGCGCATCACTCAAGAAGAAAGACTAGCTATGACTGCAAAACAAGAACGCGACCGCGTATTAGCAATGCTAGAGCAAAAGCGAAAAAGGTGGATTAATGAGGCTAGAGCCGTTGCTAAAAAAATAGGCAAGGCCAACGGCGAGGTAACCATTAACGACTTGCGCAAGGTTGTAAGCCTGCCAGCGGGTTATCACGTAAACACTTGGGGCGCAGTCCTGCGCGGAAAACAATTTAAGCCAATTGGCTACACCAATGCGACACATCTTGCATCACACGCCCGTACTGTGCGGGTCTACAAAATCATTGACATAAAGGAATAAATCATGGCTTTCGAACAACGGGACAATTCAGGTTCTATATTTCGCAATGAAAAGAAAGAAAAAGAAAATCACCCAGACTACAAGGGTTCATGCATGGTCGGTGGCGTGGAAATGTGGATGAGTTCATGGCTCAAAGTGGGCGCAAACGGCACGAAATTTATGTCGTTCAGCTTCCAGCCTAAAGAGCAACAAGCCCAACAGCCAGCCGCTAGGCAAGCCGTTAAGCAAGCGCCTGCGCCTGCGCCTGAGTTCGATGACGATATGCCGTTCTAAAGGAAAATACTATGGACAAAAAAGACCCAAAAAAATACTGCTCAGTGCGGATGTCGCTCGACCTGTTTACTCGCATCACTGCGCTGGCAAGCCAACAGCAACGGTCGTTTACAGGACAGGTTTTATTCCTACTTGAAAAAGCGCTTGCTGGCAAGTAGGGCAATCATTTAGAAAATAACTTGAAAGGGCTTCAATTTGTGTTGCGATGTGTGTAGAATAAACACATCGCAACACAATAGGAGATTCCAAAATGACCAAAGAACCCGTATTCGTTCGCCAGCACAAAGATGACTGCGAAATAATTGAAATTTACTCGCTGCGTAAGACCAGCCAAGGCACCCAGTTAATCTTGTACGCTAGTGTCCACCTAGACCTTATGTGCAACTTAGGATTTGACTGGGCTACAGATGAACTTGCTGACTTCCAACTGGCGCTGGTTTCCAAATGAAAGGCTACAACACTGGCAAGGTGGTCATTGGATGCCGCTATGAGCCACCTAGACGGTCGCATATGGACGATTTAAACATTTGGTGGCAGATTATGCTACTTGCAAGAAAAAAATCGCTCTGGGCGCGTTTCAAGCGGTTTATGCAACAGGAGAAAAAGAATGACAACTGAACAACTGGCAAAAGACCTGCTGGCTATTATCGACTCTGAGATGTACGTCAACGATTTTGGTGGGCTTCAGGCTGGCCGTGATGCGACTACAGACATGCACGCTGCGATGGGCAGGTTAGAGGCTGCCTTAGCAAAGCCTATTACCCAAGACATTCCTCAGATTCCTCAAACGGATTCCTCAAATAAGCAAGAGCCAAGTTGCAAGAATTGCCGCATAGACAGGCCATGCAGCGCAAAAGGAAAAGATTTAGATGTATGTAGTGCTTATGTGCCACCGCCAGAACATCGCACATGGGTAGGACTGACTAATGAGGAGCATATTCAGGTAGCAATGAACGCTGGCTGTATGAGCGCTGACTGGCTGTCTTATGGAGCCGCTGTTGAGCTGGCTTTGAAGGAGAAGAACACATGACACGAAAAGAACTAATGGCTGATGACACACAATACTGTTGCTACTGTGGTGGTGAGAAGGCACGGTTCCAATGCTGTGGTGAGAACCACTTTCAGACCTTTGCTCAGATGCCTGCTGATGAGCAGGACGAGTTCTTGGACAACGATGGGTGCGCCCCGCTTTACACATCAACACAACCACACAAGCCTTGGTTTGGGCTGACACCAGAAGACTACGACTCAATGCGTCCCCGTGTGCCTGACATCGTCAATGACTTTACGTTCGCTGATGTTGCAGCAATTGTTGAGGACAAACTAAAGGAGAAAAACACATGACTAATTTAATCGACTTCCCCATCGGCATCGGTGCAGGCGAGACGCGCCTTGACCTTGACCCAGACGCGGTATTGACTGGAGCAGTAGGAATGCTAAAAGAGGTGGTGATTGTTGGCTATGAAGCTGACGGCTCATTGTATTTTGCGTCTACTGGAACACATGGGCCGGATGTGCTGTGGCTGCTCAAGCAAGCAGAGCAGTTTTTGCTTGCTATTGAACGGGAGATGAGGACATGAGCATAGAAAAAGTTATTGCAATGGCGCAGGAGGCTGGTGCATTTTGTAAGGGGCGGAGCGGCCTGTTGTTGCGCGAGCAGTATTTCGAACACTTTGCCGAACTCGTCAGGAGCGACTACAGCAACAAGCACTCCGAGTTTTGGCTCAAGCAGATTGACAAGGCAGTGAATGGGGAGCGTGAGGCGTGTGCCAAGTTATTGGAAGGTGGCAGTTTCTTGCACGACCAATCTCCAGCCAAACTACTGGCAGACGAGGCGGTAAAAGCAATCAGGGCAAGGAGTAACACATGAGCGATAGACAAAAATTCCTAGACGAAATTTCTATTGCACGCAGCATGACATTCAGCAAGATGGATGGCATTTACAACGACCCGCCCAAGCCAGCGGTTAGACCGGGCGCTGATGACCATGACAGGTATCCTAGCCGTGTCGGGAACAACCTGCACTTCAAAGACGGTAAGCAGGACAAGGTCAAATGATTTGCCCAGAATGCCGCAGTTGGTGCGAGGTCAAGGAAACCAGACAGCGAGCCAACGGGTCTACCTACAGACGGTACGTCTGCGCAAACGGCCACCTCTTTTCAACAAAGGAAGTGATCGTGGTAGGTCGGTCAAAGAATCCCGTTAGAGTATTGAGTGCGCCCGTTAACCCGCCGCGCAGTAAGAGTCTGGCACTTTAGGTCTGCCGCGTCATAAGAACAGTGAACCCAGCCTGAGTCTGGGTCGCCGTTGTAGAACTCAAGTATCAGTTGGGTATAGGTTAACGAGTCTCGGATGTATATAGATAACTCGCGGTTATCCATGCCAAGCACCTCAAAATCGGCTGCGTAGCCAAAGCAGTGATGCGAGGTGGTGCTGCCACCGATTGCTTTATTTACCTCCGGCGAACGATAACCGCTTGTAACAATGACTGGGCCGAACTTGTCGCGCAAGGGTTGCAAGATGTTGTCAGTCAACGCTTGCAGCTTTTCAATGACCAGCGCAGATGGGGTGTTAAATATGCCGTTGCGAGTTGCCGCCTCAGACTTAGTGAGTTCGCTCAGTGAAAAATTAGCTGATAGCTTCATATGTATTGGTCTTTCTTTATTTGTATGCACGAAAGTTCAAAACTTGCTACATCTAGGTCGGTGGTCAGATTCTGTCTAACCGCGTAATTCTTCTGTTCACACTCGCTGGCCGTTGCCGTTAGTTTGCCGTTAGCAAAGCCGCAGTTGCCACTTGTGAGGCATATAAAAGCAACAGGTAGCCAGAACGACATCACGTACTCCAGATTATTTCTTTGCCTTCATGTCAATAATTTTCTCAAGCGTGCGACCGCCGAAGTAGAACGACATAATTAGCATACCCCACTGGCCGAGAAGCTCAATGTAGGCCGAATTTGCGTCAAGACCGAATGCTGACATCATAGCGAACGTGAAATAGCCCACTAGGATGGCTAGGAGGGTCATGGGGCGTATATTCTTGGACAGCCAACTATCACTACCCATGTCCGCTTTTAATCGCTCTGTGAGGTTTCCTTGCTCTGTCTTGTACAGGTCAGCTTCATTGGCCATCTTCGCCAGTTCGCCGCTTTGCTCTAACGCTGCAAGTTCTAACTGCGCCTGCGCTTTGGCTGTTGGGTCTGGAATAAGTTTGTCAATCAGCTTGCTGCCGATATTGAGTAGTCCCGCTAGTGCAATCATTGTTTGTTTCCTTAAATTAGAACGTGCCACGTTTGACAATGAGCCAGACGAGGCCAAAGACAACGATAGCGCCCGTCAGTACTGCTATACCAATCAGTATGCCGTTTACCCAGCCCCAAACCTTCTGCCTGCGCTTGTAAATAGCTAGGGCTTTGTCGCGAACCTCTTGCTCACGCTCACGCTTTTTCTGACTTTGGTAGAGTAAAAAATCATCATACAGGCCCGGTCGTCCTGAGTAAATAAGCATCTCTTTTAACTCAGCCTCAGCTTCACGCAAAGATTCCATCGCCCAGAAAGCATCTGAATCACTGCCCTTGCTTGATGCCTTTTTTGCAATCTCAGCCTTGAGGCCAAAATACTCCCCCAGCTTTGATGCACATGCCGCTAATTCAGAACCATTTTTTAGCGCTGTTTTTACCGCCGCAAAGCACGCATTGGCAATTGCTAATTCAGCAAGCACTACTTACTCTTGTGTTCTGCGTACATGATGCTGATGGCCGTCACGACACCAGCCACCCACAACAAAGGCTTGGCAGCTTTAGCAATCCACTCAAGCACAGTAAATGCGCCTTGAACTGCCTCAAAAGCATGAACCATTGTGCGAGTCTCTGTGTGTACCTCATCAACCTTTCCCTCAACTGAGATTAGGCGATTTAGTATGTCTTTGTGGCTTACATCTTCAATCATTACGCAGTGCGCTTCCACATATACACAGTAATGTATGGTTGCAGGTTAGCGTTAGTGCCACTGGAGCCTGTGCTGTTAATTGAGATTCCTGTAGTTGCTGTTCCTGTATTACCCGGAGTTGAAGTTGTATCATTTCCACCACCTGTTATTCCACTATTAAAAAATGCTATACGCCCTCCAGCATGTAAGTGACCGGGGTCTGTAACACTATGGGTGTGACTAACAACAACAGCATCTTTACTACCGCCTGTCTCACCTAAGGTGTCAAAAGAAGCGTCACCACTGTTAAGACCCACCAACACACGACCAGCACCAAAAGACTCCCAAGTGCCAAAGCCAAACAATGTTGCTGGATTGGTAGCTACGGAAACGTTAGTATAAATAGAGCCTACAGGATAGATAGCGTTAATAACAAAAGCTGTAGTTGCTAATTGCGTAGATGCTGTACCTGCCGACGCTGTTGGAGCTGTAGGTGTGCCAGTAAACGTAGGTGAGCTAACAGGAGCCACATCAGTTCCAACGACCAAACCAAGGTTTGTACGTGCTGTAGAAGCGTCTGAGGCTCCTGTACCGCCGTTAGCAACAGCAAGGTCGTTAGACGGAAACAATGCGCTAAGTGCATCTAAATTCCCGTTAATCTTGCCCCCCCACGAGTCAGCACTAGCCCCAATCTCGGGCTTTATTAAACCTAGGTTTGTGGTGTTTGCATCTGCCATTTTTTACCTCAGTGGACAACAGTCCAAGTTTCGTTTTCAGTTGCGATCTTGACCCAGATTTCTGAGCCGGTTGGAATAGGCAACCACGTCTCACCGTCATTGCCGTAATTTTCCCATTTTTCTCTTGCATTTACAACCATTTTTGATTGCCCAGTAACCAATACGGGCACTTGAGTGGTGTACCTTGCAACAATGCTTAAAGCAGACTCTGCTTGTATCAACACCTGCGTGTTTTTGATCGTCAGTACGTGTACATTAATCTGAGATTGGCCAACCACATTTGCAGATGTAAACGTGTAGCGTACACCGTTAGCAATCGCGTTAGACTCACCGACTATTGTCGCACCGCCAAAAGCGTAGCGTATTGCGTAGCAAGTCAACCCGCTTGCGCCCTGAACCGATGCCGACCCAATAGCGTACCGCGAAGCATCAACAGACAGCGCACTTTGGCCGCCAATCAAACCGACACCAACAGCAATGCGTTCGCCAGAGCCTGTAGCGGCTGATACGCCGTTTATTGCCTCCAGCCCATACCAAGGTAGCAGTCTAAACGCAGAGGCGCTTAAAACGCTTTCTGAGGTGATTACGCCAGACGCATCAAATAGCGTGCCCCCAGCAGTAGATGCAAAGGGCGTTTGAGCAAATGCGGATATTCCGAACATTGGTTACTCCGATGTTGTATCAGCCGGGATTGGTTCGTTGCCCTCAGTCATTTAGGATACTTAGCCTTTACTGCCAGACATTCATCAATGTATGCCTGCGCTTGTGCTGTGTCGCCTTTGACTATTGCGTCTAAGTAGTCAGCCGCTGGAGGATATGCTGAGGCACGTAACTCTTGGTAGGTTGGTGGCGGTGGAATGTCCGCTGGCTCTGGCGTGTTGCCTTCTGAGAGCCAGATTAGGTAATTAGCGTAGTCAGTATTGGCGGGGTCAGTGGGGATACTTGCAGAATCAACCAACCTATTTATTAAATCTTTACCTAGCTTATACATGAGTTTTCCTTATTAGAGTTCTGCTGTTGCTGTGAAATTAAAGCCATAGCCCACCCCGGAAGTTAGTGAAGCACTACCTATAATCGAAGCTATTCCGTGAGCAGTTTCCCATATCTGTGATTTGGTAAAACCTACTACCACATTATTGTTAACATTGACTACAGAATTCACAGTTCCTGAACGATCAGTAATTACCAAGGTGGGCACTGCTCGCATCTGCACAGGAAAATCGACGTTACAAATTAAAGTAGACGTACCAGACGCTATACCAACTGATGCTCCCGGGTATGAATTCCATACCTTATGATAATAATACCGCTGACACAACGCCAGCTCCTGCCCATACTGCCTATGCTCAAAAGGAGTTGCTACGCTTCCGGCCTCTAGCTGTACGCCTGTGATGTAGAAGGTTGCGCCAAGAGTACCGATGACTGAGACTGCGCCTGTGGCTGAAAAATAGTTTACACCGGCCCACGCACCAGCAGTGCCGCTTCTGTCAGGGCCAGCACCTAGCCCAAACGACATTCTTAGCCCTATTCCATTCGTTGTTAGCCATGTTCCTGATGTCTCGCCCGGAATTGTGACGGTCTTGTATTCCCAAGTATCAGCAACAGATATTGAGTAAGTAAATGGATAGCTTCTATCCTGAGCCGAGTTCTGTAAAGCACCACCAAAAGTACCAGTTAAAGAACTGCGAACCCAAAAAGACATGGTAACTGTTTTAGCGCTTGCAGTACCCCACGCCAAATCGTAAGTATTTACACCTTCAAGTCGATGTTCTAAGAGAAGCGTTTGTGTTGTGGTAAGTGTTGCATCTGCTGTTGTAGTAGTAATTTTTACGGAATTTATAAAACCAGATGGGGCAGACGAGTCTTGTTGCGCAGAAAAAGCGCCGTCTGTGATGTTAGTCATCCGCATCCTGTCAACAGGAAACGACCCAGCAGTAGTAACCGCAGCCCCAGCGTTCCTCTGGTCAATACCCATTCCGCCATTTATAATTTTATTTCTACCCGACATGTTAGACACAGTAGGCGTGAAGCCGTTGATGGTAGTAGTAGCCCCACCGCTGGCATCTAGTATGCTGTTTACGCTTAAATCAGACATTAGTTGTCTCCTGTTGTTGGGCCGCTTCCCAGCACTCTTTTAATAAGTCTTCGTAGCTGTCATACCCACCGTCTAATGAGGCAAACCATTGTTCAAATGTCATTTAGGATACTCCGTTATTAATGTATCAAGTCTGTCGCGTATCGCCTGCTCAGTAGGTATATTCTCACAGCAAGCTAGTGTGGACTGCCGCCCTGTCATAACCCCGTGGCGCATACAAGCAGTGGGTTCTTCGTGCTCGTGATAGCACTCAACTGTAATTTCACAGCATCCTTCGTAGTGGACAATACTCACTGAACCGTGAACAACGTCGGTAGGTAAATCTGCTTTTAGCTTAAAATTAGGCCCGTGTCCTAGAGCTATGAGACATTTGTCTGAAAACTCAGCAGCGGTCATCGTGGAGCAGTCAATTAAGAGTTCGTGTGTAATGTGCATTATCTTATCTCGTGTGCGTAGAACATGGCTGCGTTGTTTGAATTTGCAAATATGGTAGAAGTGCCCGCACTAACACGCCACTGTTCTTTTATGGTATGTGAAGCAGCACTTAAAGCTGCGCTCAGCCCAACAACTGATATAACGTCAGCGTATACGGCTGTACCTCTATGTTCCACACCTTGCAGTCCAAGCTCAAGGGCAGCATCAATGGTGACATTAAACCAAGTATAGTCCCCCGTCGCTCCGGGTTGTGAACCGTGACAAGCCCCATAAGCCACCGGAAACGCACCAGTAGTGATTGTCACTGTAGCACCTGTCACATCAACCAGCGATGTGCTTGTGGTTGTAATGTTGCCAGCCGTTCTGACTACTCTGCCGTAAGCTGCTGTAGGTAAATTCTCTACTGTTGCTACCGTACCCGTCTCATCAGGCAACGTGAGCACTCGGTCAACATTGCTGTTAGGGCTGGCTACTGTAAAAACACCTGTGCCGGAGGCGTTTGGGGATAATGAAATTAGTGACAATTTATTGCTCCTTGCAAAATTTTCTGCTCTTGCGACCAAGAACATACCCGTCAGGCTGCGCACCTTCAAAACAAAATGTTACGCTTTGACCGTTGTTGTACCAGCGTCTGCCCTTTGCAGATACCCCCAATTTTAACTTGTGTTGCTCAGAGCGTAGTGGTTTTGGAATGCCCTTTAGCATTTTTGAGCGCATGGCTCGTTCTTCCGCTGACTGCACACGGCCACGGTTCTTAGCGCTGACGCGGTCAACAAGTTCTTGCGGTAGCTTCACGCCTTTTCTGGGGCTTACACGCCCTTTTAACGCTTCTGACAACTTTTTGCGCGCTTCTGCGGAAAGGGGAACGCCTTTATTGGCTGGAGAAACGCCCAGCCTTACTTTGCTCATGCGCTCCAATGTTTCTTTGGAAAACACACCAGTCTTACCTTTGTTCCAAGCTGGCTTCCCGCGCAAATGCGGTTGCGGCCCCGACATAGTTGGAGGGTATCCACCGCCTGTTGTTAGATTCCAGCCAAGTTTGTCTGCTGGTCGCAGTTTGCGCTCAATGTCTAAGCAATACTCTTTGTCAGCCATCAGCAACACGGATTTAACCATATTGTCCCAGCCGTGCTTTTGAATAGCGTGGCGCAGGTAAGCGTTTGTACCATTCTCCATGTTGCGATGCGCAGCAAACCGTTTCTGAACATTACCAGACACGCCGACATACCCCTGAGACATAATGTCCGTATGGGATGCTTTGCGTATCCAGTACACAACAAAGCTCATACAAAACCCAAGGAGGCGTTACCGGTTATCGCTACTTTACTCATTAAACCCCCTGTGGCATTGCTGCCTTAATTGCGTCTGCTGTAGTTGCCGCGTTAATGGCTGTTTGCATGTCGTCATACTTGGTGCGGACAACAGCACGGGCTTCTTCAGCTGCTACGGCTTCTGAGGGAATGGTTGCTTTAATGTCCAGCGGAGCAAACTCAACTGAACGAGCAGCGCGGCGCACATCATGTGCAATGTCTTTAGCTTTGCTTATATTCACTGTAATCATGTCAGCTCCCATGCGTTGCGGAATGTGCGGTCGGTTGGAATGTCAGCAACGTCCACGATGCTGTAGGGCTTGCCGTCTGGTACATCTTTGGCTACAATCTCTTCGATGGTTAATCCGCAGTTGGCGGGTACAATGATTGAAACACCGCCTTCGTCATTTGAGAAGATAATTCGTTTGTTGTCCATGATTTTTTCTTTTAGTTGCCAAATATAATTATGCTGTTTTGTGACCCATCTGAGGTAACCCCAGTATCAACTCGAACTTCAACCCTAACTGCGTTAATGCTCTTTAGTGTTGCTGATGTCGCAAAAGTATCAACCCTAACACCTATTGATGACGCTATAGTGTAAGTCGGTGACTGCGGTGACGTACCAGCAACGGCGTAATTAGCATCTACCATCGCAGTAGTAAAGTTAACCGTGTAGTCACCAACACCGTTATCAGTAATACTCGACACATTCCCGCTAGCCCGAATAGCCACCGTGCCCGTGCCGTTGAAGTTAACCCAAGCCCTACAAGCATAAATAGGCGCAGAGCCTGTGGCGTTTAATGCTCCAGTAATACGTGCAGCAGCAACATCACCTGTTAAGTCTTCACCATCAAATCCAGCTGTTGAATCAATGTCCGGCGTTGTAATGCCAGTTGTCCCATTTAATGTAATTGTCATATAAACCTTTAAACAATAACCCAGCGTGAGCCTGTTGGTACTGTGACTGAGACGCCGCCGTCAATCGTGATGGGGCCTGCGCTCATGGCGTTGTGGCCAGCAGTAATAGTAGAGTCAGTGCTTATGGCCGCAGAGTTCTGTA